AGCCGCCCCACCAGGTGATCACCACCGCGTTCTCGTCCCGGCGATGCACAGGCCACGCCTGGTCGAAGAGCGGGCTGATACCGCCCGGTGTCGAGTGCCGATCGACCCGGTACTCGTTCGACGGGAACACGACCACGGCACCGCTCTCAGTGGTGTACGTGATTGCCACAGAAGTGACAGCAGCGGCCGTGGCCATCGGCGGCCGTGGTAGCTCTATGTTGTCCATCCCGTTGGGCGGGAAGCCATCCATCCGCATCGTCCACTGGGTGTGGACGAGCGAGCGGTCCAGGTACTCCTCGACCCAACCTCGAGCAGCGGCCACCAGCCCCATGATGTACGAGTTGTCGTCGTCCGTATCGACCCGCAGGTGGGCCTTGGCGTCCGTTAGCGTGACGGGCTCAACGACAGGCTGCGTGGCTCGTGTCAGGCTGCGGTAGGTCATCTGGTGCGTTTCCTGCGTGGCGTGGCGTCGGCAGTCCTTGCGGGCATTTCGACGGCAGCGGTTTCAATCAGCGGCTGCTGCTTGTCCTCAACAGCTACCTTTCTGGCGATCAGCTCGGCAGCCAGACCGCCGGGGATGTCCACCATCTGGCCCAAGCGGTAGGAACGCCACGACCGAACAAACTTCAGTTTCACGATTGTCCTACGCTCCATGCAGTTTCGGGGGCCTTGTTCGCCTTCATCCAATCGCCCGTGTATTGGAAAACAGGCTTGCCGAGATCCTTTCCCGGCCACGTCACGACGTACTCGCCGTGGCCAATTGACACCCGTGGCGTGACGAAGCACTTGTTGCCAGAGTCTCGCCACGTGCGCCAGAAGCCGATGTCAGAATCGACGCGGCCCTCTCCGTAGCTGCCCTGGGGATCTGGGCATTCCCAAAACCACGGCTTCTTCATTCGCTTGAGGGCAGCCGTCGAGAGGATCGTGCAGCCGAAGTGCGCCGAGTCCACCTGCTGCACAGGCTCGGCAAACCATGAGGTTGGTAGCGTGGTTGTGCCGCTGGCCGGCGGATCGTCCAGCGTGCCCAGTAGCGTCAGCATCGGCCTGCCGTCCTCTCGCTTGACCTGCAGAGGCGCGAGGGCGTCGCACTGGAACGCCAAGGCCATGGCGAATAGCTGCTCGATGTCCTGCTTTGAAACGAACGTGTCGAAATCCAAACAGATGATGTACTCGCACTGATCGACGAATTGCTCCATCATCCGCGTGAGCACCTGAGACCAGAACGCGCCCTGGCCGAGCGTGGGCCGGATGCCGAGCGGCATGAGGGCCTGAGCCCAGCCGAACAGGTTGGCCAGTGGGCCAAAGCGTGGGCCAGAGAGAATCGCCTCGGCCCGGATCTCGACCTCTGTGCCGCCGACCTTGATGAGCATGCAACCTCCAAAATGAGAGCGGGCGGCCCCGTGTGGAGCCGCCCGCTCAGGATTGCACGACTGTCAAGCCGTTAGTCTCACGCACCGACCAGGGCGATGATCGGCCCGGCGACGGTGTCCGAGCCGAGCGTGTGGTGGCTGATGCCAACACGAGCCGTGGCACGGATCACGGTCTGATCCGAGAGGAAGTTCACCTGGTCGCTTGACTGGATCTCCAAATCCCGGCGGCTGCCGTAGATCGAAGAGTTGGCCATGTTGCCGTAGAGAGCCATCACCGCGCCGGTCGAGTCGGCCCCGCTCGGCAGCTGATCGGTCAGAACGACCGGCGAGCCGAGGAAGGTCAGGCCCATGCCCTGCGAGAGACCGACCGAGCCGCCCTGGTTGAGGTCCAACGCCTGCATGCAGGTGGCGAAGAAGAACGGCGAGCAGTACCACTTGGCACCCTGCCGGCTGTGCTGGGGCAGCTTCGCCATCATCGCCAGCAGGTTGGCCTTGGTCACCTCGTCGGGCGTATCGCCCGCAGCGGTCACCAGCGAGGCCGCATAGGTCGCAGCCGAGGAAGCCAGCAGGCCGCCCGTGTAGCTGGTCACGAGACCGGCCACCGCAGGGGCGTTGCTCGGGTTGCCGGCCCATGCCGCCGTTTCGATGGCGTTCGACAGGGTCAGGGCCAGCTCGGCCGCGATCCAGTCGGAGATCGACACGATGGAGTCTTGGAGCAGCTCGCTCGACAGCACCACGGCACCGCCCACCTTCTTGGCCGTGACGCTCACCTGCGACGCACTCGGGTCGCTTGCAGTGATCGCGGAGTTTTCCGAGATCCAGTAGCCGGTCGTCCCGCCGGTACGCTTCGGGAAGAGCACCACGTCGGACGGCATGGCCAAGCTGGTGGCATTCGCCGCGAAGGCGGAATACTCATCGACCAGGCGGAGCACCGTGCTCGAAAGAACGTCGGGCACGAAGTTGGCACCGCTGCCGCTGGCACCGCCGAGAGCACGAGCCTCGACGCCGTGATCAGCACACCACCGCTTCGCGTGGGTGTCGCCGCTCTTGGCCCGGAGCCACATGCCCACCTTGTAGGCGTCCTCGTGCTTCTCGAAAGCGCGGAGCTTGCCGCTGTGCGACACGGCCTGCACTTCGACGGCCCGCTCCTCGGTCACCTCGGGGGCCGGAGCGCAACGCTCGACCACCGCCCGCAGGTTCTTGGCCGACTCGGCCACCGACTTCTCGAAGTCCACCTTCTTGGCGAGCTCGCCGGCCCGCTTGTTCAGCTGCTCGAGCTCGAGGTCACGCTCGGCGATCTTGTCGGCGTCGTCAGACTCGACAGCCCGGACGGCGTCGATGCGGTTGGCAAGGGTAACGGCTTCGTCCTGAAGCTTCTTGAGATTGTCCATGTGCGGTGATTCTCCTGCGGCGGTATTGCCGATGGAGTCAACGCTACGGCTAGGCCCGTGGCCCCTTGCAGAAGCGGACCTCGGAATGTGTTGTTTTCACAAACGCCACGCCGCGAGCGCCGCACCTCGGGCAACGGAGATACCGCTGCCGCTCGTTGCCGACCGGCCGGCTGGATCTGCACCGCAGACGCTCACCGCACTGGCACCGAACGTCAGACATTTCGGAGCCTCAGTGTCCACGCAGCAGCTGCGTCACGCACCAACGAACGCTTGGCGATCTCGGCCGGAACTTCCACGGTCTGCTGCGACCGCATCCACGCCTCATAGGACCGCATGGCCACGGCAGCGGAGGTGGCGGGATACGCTGGCACGAGTACCGGCCCAACGTCATAAAGCCCGCTCACCTCCCTGATCTGCCGGATGGCGTTGCCGTCCTCGCCCTGGCGGAAGCCCTCGCCGCCCTTGTCCACCGTAAAGGCAAACGACGAGCCGCGAACGTCACGCCGCGAGATCAGTTCCATCACATCAGCCCGGCTCACGGGTGGCGTCACAACGTACCGCAGCCCCTTCTCGTCACTCGACAGTTCCAGCGTCCCGCTCGAGGTGCGGCCCAGTACGATATTGCTGTCGTGGTTGAACAGAGCCACAACGTCCTGTTTGCCACGCTGGCGGGTGAGAATCCGGTCGAAGGCCCCCGGCAGGATCTCCTCGCGGAAGCCGCCTAGGTCGAGGCTCAGCCGGTTGTAGACGGCAGCGTACCCGATGATCGCGGCCCGGCCGTCGGCCCGGCTCTCGACAATCAGTTCGTTGTCGTCCTCAAAGGCGAAGTCGCGGCGTTCAATTTCCATCTGTGTCGTCCTCCTCGGATTGGTCCTCGGCCTCGTCGGCTGGGCTTTCCTCGTCTTCGACTGGTGGCTCGGGCATGGGCTCTGGTGCTGGCGGCTCCTCGCCGACCTTGTCCAGCGTCGTCATGTTGAGTTGCACGAAGTGCTTGTCGCCCTCTGGCCCGATCGGGTTCAAGTTCTCAAGCTCGCGGATCTCGTTGACTGTCATCCAGCCGTTTTGCAGAGCCGACACGTAGTAGGCCGACCGGCTGGCGTGGTCACCACGGAGCAGGCCCGAGACGCTGTGCTCTGCGAAGTAGGTCTCGTCGTCCACGATGAGGTCGCGGCTGATTGCAGCCTCCCACCGCTTGAGATGCGGCAGCAAGCAGTGCTGGACGAACTCCGTGCCCTGAACTTCGATGTTGCTATACGTGCTGCGGGTCAGGTCTTGGATCATGTGCGGCGGCACGCGAAACGCGCGGCAGATCTCAATCACCTGGTACTGCCGAGTCTCAAGGAACTGGGCGGCCTCGTTGCTGCCCGAGAGCTCGTGGGCTTTCACGCCGTTGGGCAGGACCGCAGTACGGAACGCACGGTCAGGCCCTCGGTGCATCCGCTCCCACTGCTCGCGGAGTCGCTCGGACGCCTCGGGCGGGATCGGGTTGTCGCTCTCCAGCACGATGCCCGGCCGGGCACCGTTGCCGAAGTAGGTGCTGCCGTGGGCCTCAAGGGCTTGAGCCAAGCCGATGGCATTCTGGAAAATCTTGTAGGTCGGGATCGGCTTGATGCCGTCCTCGGTCGTGAACCGCAGGGCGAAAATTTGTTCCTGCGAGTAGGTCGTGATCTTCCCGCTCGGCTCCTTGTACCTGTACCGCAGCCGGCCATCCTCCAGCCGCTCGGCCTCCATCCGCGACGAGTGCAGCGGCCAGAGCTCGGAGATCGCACCTCGAGCACCTGGGCGGATCTCGGCGTACGAGGCCCCGTAATGCAGGTACATGCCGGTCATCCAATCGCGGAACTCCTGCGCCGTCTGCCACGGATTCGGCTGCATGTGCAGAAGTCGGTAGACCGGATTCGACGGGGCCTTGGCCTTGCCGCCGTTGGCCAGCCGCTCGTAGACGTGAAGCGGCAACGAGCTCACTGCGTCCGAGATGACGCGGATGCACGCCGTGTAGGCCGAGCAGGCCATGGAGTTGTCGGCCGTGACGCGGATGCCAGACGGCGTTCGGCTGCCACCGTCGCCGTGCCATTCAATGCCACGTAGGTCGATCATCTTCCAATCGGCGGCAGCGTTCTCGCTCATAACGTGATGATGTCCCAGGATTGTGCGGGTGCTGGTGCGGTCGAGGTGGCGTGGATGCCGAGGGCCATGATCAGGGCCACGATGCCGTCGATCCGTTCCGTGCTCTTGGCCTTCGACGGTTTCTTGTTTCCTTGGTGATCGCTCTGCACCGCTACGTTGGAAGCCTGCCACGCCAGCACCGGGTGCCCGCCGTGCAGCAACTTGCCGCCCACGACAGCAGCCTCCAGCGCAGCCGTAGGGCTCGACATCGAGCCGTATCCCTGCCCAAAGCCTAGGACGTTTACGCCCTCGCCTTGCAGTTGAGTAGTGATCTGGTGGGCGTTCCACCGGTCGATCGCCACCTGCCGGATGTTGTATTTCTTAGACAGGGCCACGATGTCGGCCCGCACCTGGTCGAAGTCGGTGACGTTGCCGGGAGTCAGGTGCAGCTTGCCTGCCTTCGCCCACACGTCGTAGGGCACACGGTCACGCTTCACCCGGTCCCGCATGTTGTCTTCGGGAATCCAGAAGTGAGGCTCGGCCCAGAAGGTGCCGTCATCCAGCGGGAACAGCAGACAGAAACACGTGGTGTCGTAGGTCGTGGCAAGGTCGAGGCCGGCGAAACACTCGCGGCCGTCGAGCATCACCGGGCAGGGCTTGTCACCTTGAGCCCAGTGAGACATCTGCAAAAAGCGGGTGTCCTGCTCGGTCCACATGTTCAAGTGAAGACGCTTGAACGTGTTCTCTTCACTCGGCATGTCCTGTGCCCGCTTGCACCGGACGCGCAGGTCGTCGAGCTTCACCGATACGCCCAGATTCGGATTCGATTTGCGCCACGTGGTTTCCGCAGTCCAATCATCTGCCGGCTCAGCTGCGTAGATCGCGGGCAGGAAGGTCTGGTCTTTGATTGCCCCGTCCCGCACAGCCAGGGCGTACCGCCAGATCTCCCAGCAGACGCTCTTGCGGTCGTAGCCCGCCGTTGTGATCGCCACGCACAGCGGCTGCCGTCTGGCCCCGGTCGAGGTGGTCATCACGTCCCAGAGCTCGCGGTCGGGCTGGGCGTGCAGCTCGTCGAAGATAATCCCGTGGGCGTTCAGCCCGTGCTTCGTGAACGCCTCGGCCGATAGCGCCTTGTACGTGGTGTGCGTGTCCTCCCGCACGATGGAGTTGCGGAAGACTCGCAGCCGGCTCCGCAGCTTGGGCGAGTTCTCAACGCAGACCTTCGCCATCTCAAATACGAGGCGGGCTTGGTCCCGGTCGGCAGCACACGAGTAGATCTCAGCACCCGGCTCGCCGTCGAACATCAGCTTGAGCGCAATGCCAGCACACAGCGTGCTCTTGCCGTTCTTGCGCGGGATCGCCAGCAGGCTCGTGCGGTACTGCCGCACGTCGCCGTTCATCGTGCCGAACAGTTTCGACACGTAGTCCTTCTGCCACTGCTCGAGCACGAACGGCTTGCCGCCCAGCTCGCCCTTGCTGTGGGTCAGGTTCTCCTCAAAGAACCGGACGGCGATGTCGGCCGCCTTCGCATCAAGCGAACATGCGGGCGTCGTCTTCGTCTTCCTTCGGGCCTTGGTCAACGGATGAGACCCTCGCCAGTGCAGATGCCGTCAGGCCGAACTCGGCCGCAAACTTCAGCATCTGATTTCGTGCGTCGCGCTTCCTCATCCACGCCGGGTGATTGCTCACCCTACCCTTGTCGTCAATGAGAGTGGTGCCGTTGGCCTTGAGCTCTTGGTCGGCTTGGACCATGTCGGCGAACGAGTCGCAGTAGGCCGCGAGCGTCTGCTGGTGCCGCGGGCTCATGACCTTGGACGCCTCGAGCATCGGCACGATCCGGTGCCACTCAGCTGATGCGACTTCCGACAGCCAGGCGGGTGCCGGTGGCACGCCGGGTGGCGCGTCGATCCCGGCCTTGTGCGGCCCCCTAACGCGAGAGCCGCGCAGCTTAAGAATCGACTTAGGAGTCGGCTTCCTTCCCTTACCCATCTGACTGGTCTCCAAGGCGACGATTGATGGGACGATTTATTTCGCACCCCTCGTTTTCGGCCGCAAAACGCAAACTTTCAATTTCGGCCGTGCGTTTTCTTCGG